GTAGCGCTGCCATCTGTAAGGTCAGTGTATAAATTATTAGACGCTGATTCTGTGAGATGCTCATATATGTTTCTTCCGGCATTCGGGTGTTGTGCGTACGCCCAGTGATGCCACTTTCCATCCTTGATTGCACTGTATGCCGCAGAATTTGCATTCGACGAATTGCACTCATACGATCTTGCTATCCATGATTCAGTTGTACCGAGTGAATTGTGCATAAAGCTTAAAACATAGACAGTGGCGTAGTTAAACTCTGCGCTGTACGAAATCAGAAATTGATTTTGTCTATGCTTTGAAGACCCTAAGAAATTATAGTCGGGGTGCATTGTTCCACTAGATGCTGCAGACGAAGTTAGAGAGTGATTTGGGACTTGATATCGTTGCTGGGCATATCCGGTGTGTAGATAAATGTGTGCATGTTTTCCGTATGTATCCAGTCCCGGGCCATCGGGGCCGGTGGCGCCGCCGCCTGCGGCAGTACCCCAGTTTGCATTTGTTTTTGAACCTATTCTATAGTTTGTCTCACCATCACCCCGCATCCAAACACCGAATGCCCATGGTCGAGTGGGTGCATTTGCCCACCCAACAGAAACCGGCTGGCGTGCCCAGGACGCGTGGTCACTAGACGTAGCTTGCGTTACTAAGTCTACAATTGAATAAATATCAGGAGACGCAACCGACCCACTGTTCCCATGTGGAGGTCGAGGAAGGCCCATCAGGCCGCCTGTGCCGCCAGAGTCTTGATTGTTGGCGGAAGTACCACGAATGGTTTTGTGAACTTCACTTTGTCCTATTCTTGTTCCTGGTACGGTAGGTGAGAACGGACTATGATATAAAGTTGTTCCGGCTGCTACAGACCCCGTAGATGCACCAATTGTAGTATGCCCTTTATTAATTGTTGAATAATGTGAAGAGGTTATAACAATCGCACTGGGTGAAAGTGAGCCTGAAATTAGAGTATTTGACGAAAGCGAAGGGACTAGACTTCTAGCGTCTAGATCAGATATAAACGGAGAGCTATTAATATTGTTAGCAGAAAAAGACCACAAGGTTCCTGTCTGATACATGATAAATGTTGAAGGAATGTTTGTTGAAGACTTTAAAGAAGGCTTGTCTCCAAAGTTTCCATCCCCATCGAGCCTTGCATGTAATACAAAGTCGGCCGGTCTATCTGTCAATCCAAGAGAGCTGGTGACTGGGCACAGCTTATATTTTCCACCGTCAGTAGTGAATGTAAAGTTCAACAAGCCAAATGTTCCATCCGGGGTTAGTGACTCATCTTTAATGTTGGCAGTGACATCTTCTCTATCTGTTCCGTCTCTAAAAGGAGGGATTGTTGCTGATGGTTTATACAGATAGCCTGGCATCATTAACGGGCCGGATCGCTTATTTTCATCCGGATTATAGAGATCTTTTATTTTATATTTGTCCCACCATTCCTTATAAACAGGCCCTTCAGCATTTGAACCGGAGGCCATTTCAGTCATGGCCTTGGCGTAGTTATACTCTAAAGAACCTGTAACAGATCCGAAGTTGTCTAGCAAGTCTAGACCGAAGACTTCGACACCGTCTAAGTACGGATCACACCCCTTAATAAAGTCTCTTCCGTCTCTTGTTACAGTTCTAGAAGAGATCGATTGTACTTGATATTCTATTAATGTAGATCTTCTAAATGCGTCTTCGGCGCCGAAGCCGGCCCAGATTCCTCTAGACTGGAACGGTACTTCTAGTGTAGAGTGATCAATTACAGATCTTAGAGGGAAAGGCTCCATCACTCCATCCATTAGATTAATATCTGACTGGCACACCAAGTTTGATGGAAAGTCAATAACTAATGGGTCTGTTGTAACGATATTTGTCGGATCATTATTCGCGGTGTCTTTGAATGGTGTTGCATCCTGGAAGATATCTGTTTGACCAAAGTCATAGTCTAATCTGAAATGCGACGGGGCTATTGTTAGACCACTGCCTTTTTTAGCTTCCGCATGATTTGAACCTGTGACAGATAGAGTTGAGCCGTCACCCGGTGATATTGCAATCTGTGACTTGCCCATATACCACCAGTGGTGATTCCATCCTTCGTGCCAATCGGAGTCAGACATTTCGGCGGCCGTGGGCTTAGAATTCGTTCCACTCCCGGAGGAAGCCGGTTGAGGCTTTCCATCAATCATGACCTTCTTGGAAGACCGTCCTTGATATAGATCAAAGGCAAACGACGATGGTGCATTTTGATCATCATACGGTCGAAGGCCGCCGGTCCAAGTCTTTCCATCTATGATCTTATGAAAATCATTGTTAGGTCGAAGTTTAAGAATTGTTGTACCAAATGTTCCGTCCATATCATTGACGTAGACACCCTGGTCGTATTTCTTGAGTGTGTTGGATCCTGAATATTCGTCAGGATATATTATTATAGCAGAGCTACCTCTTGTTAGTGATCCAGAGGCTACGCGTGTTGTTGTTCCCATCTAAAACCTCTTTATTTCACCGACTAATTGTTGCAACAGTATTGTACCTTTTAGACCATGCCTGTCATTTGGCCCAACATACATATCAGATGTATTATATCTCATCTTTGGTCTTTCAAGCATGTGAGGCTCAATAACAAAATTAACTCCTAAGAATTTTGTTCTTCTCGGAATCATCATTTCTACTAAGTTTGCGACTGTTGAGTCAAACCACTTAAAAAATTCAAAGAAGGTCTTAAAGTTAATTTTATCTGTAAGTCTGTTAAAATATACATCTCTTAGCGCCGCTAAGTCTGGATAGTCATCAGAGAACTGTAGTTCTGGACTCCCTATGTAGTTATCAAATGCGTCGAGTGAGGAGAATATGTTTATAATATCTTCATTTAAGGCTTGAACAGCGCTGACTTCGACACTAAATCTTGTGTCGTCTATTGGTACTTCGTCTTCTGGTATTGAATGAAGCGGTGCTGGCAAGCCTCCATATTTCTTAAGGTTCTTTTTATCTTTAAAGCTTCTCACTCTAATTCTATTTGTTGCATTTGCTTGATCAAAAAGTGTTGACAAAGAAGACAGAGTAATTGTGGTTGGCTTAATAACTTGCTTCGAGGCCTCAAAGCCTGAGCCTGTACAATGCAAACCATTTTGCGACATGTCATGCAGTGTTATTTTGCCAGCGCTGTCTGATCCTGTAATAGTTTGGATGTAGTCTAAGTCTAGTCTTAGTTTTTCCCATGATCCAGAGATTGTTGTTACAAAGTTAAAGTTCTTCTTCGGATCCTCGACTCCTAAAGATGTCGGGTTTAGTATATGTTCTTTTGATTCTTTTGGAGTGAGAGCTTTTGACCAGAACCTTGTGTTTAATACACGACCACCGAAGAACGTTGTTAAGTCAATATTTGAAACGTCAGCAGAAGAATAGGAAAGACCATAAAGATTATTGCCTGTTGGAACTGATTGTGAACCTATTAAGAATACAGAGCCAGAGACATTATTGTTATTTGTCTTTGTTGATAAAACACTGTTGTCATTGCCGGCGGGTGTAGTATCATCAAATAATTTTGTTGTCTCATAATACTCAGCTAAGCGGCCGCCAACTTGCCTTCCGGCGCGCAAGAACCAAGATGAAGATGCAATTGATGCAGACATGTCATTTCTAATTCTGCCAAATGCAATATGCCACTCGCCGCCGTCGTAGATGTTGACGCCTGTCAAAGGCATTGCAAACTTTGGTGCCAGTGTTTTTGACCAAGTATCTCTAAATACCAGTGTCAACGAACCTGTAGTGCTTGTATCATTTGACCCAGAAAATGCTATCAGATTCAAGAACGTACTGTCAGATAGCGTTGAGGTTGTTGAACCCGAAGTCGAAAATCTTACCAATGAACCGGTCATTGGATGAAAATAGCCAAGAGCAGAGAAGGGTGACATTTGATATGTTCCTTCATAAGTCCAAGAACCAGACGTAAGAATTCTATTATGAGCAGCTGTTGGACCTGGCAGAGGTATGCCTGGCTCTTTTCTCCCAGAGGAGTATGATGCTGTTGGATAATACGGGCCTAAAAGATTTGATGACTTTAAAAATGGACGATTTGAAGGAATACCTTGAGCGTCTAAAGAGCTACTTATATTTCCGAAAGATCCAGAAAAATCTAGCATTCTTATGATTTTTGTTCTTGTAGTTCTTCTATCACTTAAGCGACCTGTGCGAGATCCCCCAAACTCCCTAAATCTAAAGTTATTATCTGGGTTAATACCCATGTTTCTCATAAGCGCCTTGATACTATGAATTGTTCCTTTTGTTCTAAGAATTTCATTCATATCAGACAATATTCTTCGCCATATCTGATTCTGAATATACTGTAAATTATTCTTTGAAAGAACAGTATCTACTTTGTGACCTTTTCTAGTGTAAAATTGATCTAATGATGTATTGGGAAAAAGTTCGGGCATTTGAAGTCCGTAAGTTTCCGCCAAGAATGGTATAAATGTGTCTGCGATTGTGCCTTCTGGGACAGGATCGACACTCATTAAGTTGCCAAAACTGTCTAGATGCATTTTAAGCTCGTCAAAAAACTTAGCCCATACAAATAAGAATGAACCAATGATTTGCGCAGAGCCCAGTTTTCCGCCGCCTGGGAAGTCTTGACTTACACCGTACCCGTCGGCGGCGTCGCCCAACTCTTTGGTTCCAAACCCTTCGAATATACTCGCTTCTTGAAGATAATGCTTAGGGATTAACTTTGTAATTAAGTTCGGATTGTTCGCATCATAGTCTGATGCTGATGTTAGCAAGTCTGTATTTAGTGATATTACATCTGGGTACGATGGAAAAAGTACTGGGCACTCTTCTGTCAGCTCTAAAGGAAGTGGGTGTGTTAGCCCACGAGGCTCTCTAAAGTATGTTTGGAAACCTACTACCTTAGAATGCAAAGAGTTTCCAGAATAGTCTATTGTTACATCGCTTGATGTATACGATCCCGTAGGTTCATTAAACTTAAAGTATAGTTTTAGTTTTTTGTCCGGATAAACTGATTGTTTTCCATGGGCTCTCTGAACACCACCAGTTCTCGGCTTGTGGTATACTTTCAATTCATCAATTGCGCCTGATAGCGTTTGGTCAAATTGTAGTCCGTCTGCTGTGGGCCCAAAGATGCCCATTGCGTGATTTGATCCGCTCCCAATAAATAAAGAAGAATGTGAGTAGCCAAATGCACCCATTTCGTTTCTAGAAGACGATGTTACAAGCTTAAAGTTTCTATAAAGCTTTATCTTGTTTTCGCCCGGGTTTGTATCATATACTGCGCAGATGTGCTGGAAGTCTCCCTTGGATATATCCATGGATGCACTCAAATAAGATGATCCAGATGATACCAGCATTATTAGAGATCCTGAGGCAGCTGCTGCTGTCGTTCCGCTCAGAGCAAGCGTAATACCAGATGACGATCCGCTAAGACGCTGAAATACTACTTGATTGTTAAATTGTGTACTAGCAGGTATATGAAAATGAAAGTCAAATGCAATTGGCTTAGTCCCCTGGTCTAAAACTGACATTCCATCTGTGGCTCTGGAAAGGGTTGGGGAATAATTACCGGGCTGGTCTTTTACTTCAATATAAGTTCCAGTATCTGTGCCTCCGTTAGCTTCGGCCGCCCCTGAAAAGTGCAAAAATCCTCTAAATTTTGGAAATTTGTCATAGACCCATTTTTCAAAACCAGTTAGTCGATCAAAAAACTCTAAATACTCAGACCGGGATCCGTCGAAAGGAAAACTATTAATGATTACATCAAATGCCGTATTTACTTTTGCTTCTGCTGAATTAAAAAACGTATGATTTTCAAACTTATTCCAGTCTATGGAAATTTGCTGAGTTGACTTTATAGGTGAACCGGGTGGGTCGTATCTAAATGATTGTGTCACAGACTGTATTGAGCCTGTGTGCTGATCTGCAGAAACTTCAAGTACAGGAACAGAGCCTTCTGTCAAGCCTCTAATTACAGTCGGGGTAAATAAACCGGGACCCCCATAAAAAAAGTTTCCTTTTCTACCCATTACACAACAACCTTAAATCGTGGACTAATATCTGTGAGCCTGGTCTCAGATCCTCCATCTACGATTAAAAATTCAAAATGATATACTCTATTTTTATGAAGAGCATTCATATGAAAGTCAAAAAACATACCATCTGCATCAGTTGAACATAAGGTTGCTTTATTACCCTTAGAAAAAGGAACCACAACCTTCTTGGCATCAGAGTCTACAACTCTATAATATACTTCATCGTAAATTACACTCTTTATACTTCTAGCAGTTTTTGCAGGAGTATTTTGCTGTGCATATGTGTCGATTCCGAACAGTCTAAACTTTACTTTATCAGTATGTGCATACTTTGAATTCATATTAGTAACTTTTATCACTGCGTTTCTAGACACAAATGATGATGCATTACGACTGGGTGCCTTTATTGTTAGGGAACCCGTATAAAATCCTACAGTACCATCTGTAGAGTGCCAGTATTCTTCAAATGTAAGTGAACCACTATTTACAGCAAAGTTATGGACTGTAGATCCTCCGTCGACAACAGTCTGATCTGAGAATGGTAGTGCAAATGTTGCTGAATATATTCCTGTTTGTCCGGCGCCAGTAGTGCTTCCTGTGTGCATTGATACATTTACAGACTTTGAAAATGATCCTGTCTTTAAAGTCACTTTCATGCAGTTAGACCCAACTAGCGGAGTCAAAGATGAACCTGAGAGAATGTTAGATTTTGTGCCTCTGTGGTAATTCGTTAAGAATACCGACCCAGAAACATCAAATACAAAATTTTCATGATGGTCTTGAATGCTATCATTAAACGAAATATGCATTTCAGGACGAATGAAAATATTCATTGAATGACGCGAACCGAACCGCTTAACAAACCTGGTCTTATTGTCGGTCTCTTCAGATCCGGAGAATGCAATTCTAAATCCGTGGTTACTCATTTGATTTGTTAGAGTTGCAGAAACTATTTTTGTAACATCGAGAACTAAGTCTTCTGTACCTTCATCAAAATGCTGTGTTACGCCCAAGTCTTCTATACCTGATCCCACAGAGCCTGAGGAGATGCAGTCTATATCAGTTGACCCTAAAAGCCCTACAGAGCCGGCGCCGGTTACATTCCATGGGTACACTGTGCCATTAGAATATGATGCTGTAACATAGTTGCATATATCTAAATCGGCAAAACCGCTAACATCTCGACCGCGGCCTTCGTCGAATGACATAGAAAGTGGATATGCGCATAAATTGTAGTTTCTTGGGACAGACTGTGCATTTACAATATTGTATAGCTTAAGCTCACACTTAAATGAGCTATCTGTCACGTCTAAGGTAGTCCCTGTTAAATCAGACAAGGTGTCAAAATTAAACTTAAGAAGTATTCTAGAGATTTCTATTGGATTTGAATCCGGCTTGAGCGTTGACTCATTATACAGTTTAAACAGATCTAATGTTCCTGCTCGGCCGGTATTTGCATCTGTAGTTCTATAAGAATTATTTAAAATCTTATTAGTAATATAAGCATCTTTGCTGGCTGTAAGTATTAAATACATTTCTTATTCCTCATAGAGCACTTCCAATTATGTCGCTATCAGGATACTTTAACTCAAATATATTTCCTGGCGGCCCTACTATTATTTTATTTCTAGTTGAAGCGGCGTAGTCAAAATAGAAGTCAGAGTAGCTTCTGTCATTATCAACCCCTGTCTTAGGGTTAACTTCTAAGTTTAATAGCGAAACAACACCGGGGGTGTTAATTATAACGTTTGTAATGTCATCTAATAGAATGGGTTGATCTATTTGGAAGTTGTCAATCTTCATGATGTCTTTAATTCTAGAAATAACTGTTTGAATTACACCGTTTTTATTTGCCCCGGGTGCGGACATTATTCCAAACTTTATTTGGAAGTTAGAAACACTAGCATCTAATATGTCTATCGCATCTGATATCAGCCTGTATTCATTTAAATACGTGCTTAGATTTCTCTTGAGAGCATCTGGTGATGTTGTTACCTTGCCGTATCTGTCCCTACTTATTATAAACAGCTCTGCTGAAAGCGGGTTTATCGGATTTGTTCGAATTCCTGCTCTATAAACACGACCAAACTCATTTGGCATAGTATATATTCTAGAAAGAAGATCTTGTTTGCTTACAATTCTAGACTGCATTTGTCTAGCACTTGGAATTTTTGTTCTAAGTTCTTCTAGTGTCGGAGCAGAATCACCTCCTCGGGCCGGATCCAGATTTTTAATTTCAATACTACCTCTAACATAAACAGCATCTGCAGCAGTAGGTGAATTTTGAAAGTCCATATTGAGATGTTTAATTAGACGTATTGATCCAGCTGCTACATTATGAGATAAACCGCCGCCATATCGATATCGTATCTTTATCTTTACTCCCTTAGGGCTTATCCCTAGCGTCTGGGTTTTTAATAAAGAGTTCGGGTCTATTGCAAATCTACTAAATGTCTTTTTTCCGTATAGCGGTAAAGATAAAGAGCTTGGATCAGGAATTATATCATCATCAAATGTCTCTGCATCACCGGAGCCGAAACGTACAGTAGTCAGTCTAGTAGTTGGGTTGTGACTGGCAATAAATCTTCTTGGTGCTGATATTACTTCTAAGTTCATTGGGACGTAGTTTCCGTCTTCATCTAAATTCATTACAGCTCTGAATACTGTATCTTGTGAAAGCGTTTCAGTTTGATAGTATACATTTCCGTCAGAGTCACTAATAGATATTATATCACTTACGTCTGTGTTTAAAAGGCCTATCTCCCGGAAAGGAACATGAGCCGTCCCTATATTAAACTCATCAACAGTTTCATTTCCTGAAACACACAGGCCTTGTAATGACATTACATATGAGGATGGATTCCCGGCATCATTTTTTTCAAAAATTGTTAAGTTGGCTGTATAGTTTCCTTCTTCGTCTTTTGCAGTAAAGTCCAAGTCTTCTATAAGGTTAAAGTTGACTCCGGTTGCAGATGTGCTTACTGTTCCATTTCTTATGACTGGCAAAGCAGTCTTTTTAGGGCCAAATGTCCCATCATTATTTTGTTCAGCAGGAATCTTAAGATAAAACTTCACATTAACAGACGAAGGCGATGATCCAACTACGTCTACACCAACCATTCGGAGGTGCCTTAGAATATTTTTTCTCTCAACAGCAGTTAAGGGATTTAGTTCTGTAAATTGGTGATCAAGATAATATGATAACGAGTCGCCGACATACGACGCCATATCTAAAAACAGGCCACCCATTGAAGCCTCAGAGAAATCTTTTATCTTGTCGGGAAAATAAATTCTTGCATATGAAAGTAATTCCGCTCTAAATGATTCAAAATCTTTTGCAAGAAATGTTCTAGATCTTGACTTCTTTATCTTATTCTTAACATCAATTGACATATTGTTCTACCCAGCTGAAAATATTATTGCTTCTAAAAGGCGTTCTTTGTTGTCTAGTTTACCCACTCTATAACCTATTCTTACGCCTACTTTTGCAACATGCTCATTGTCAAATCTTTCGATCAATGGCTCAAAAGTTAGAAGTGTAATAAATGGCATGTACTTTCTAGTCGTTGTTCTAATTCTTCTAATAGCTTCTGTATCTGCAGTTTCAGATCCAATATTAAAAGCCAACTCTGTTAAATTTGCGCCAAAATCAGGAAGACCTAAACGCTCTCCATGATTTGTCATGACCATGTTTCTAAAATTATCTGCTAATTGTTCAGCATAGTCATAGTGCATTGAAAATAATCCGTCAGCGGCGTTTCCAAATGACATTGGAACCTTTATTCCAATTGGGTGTGTTTGACGTTCAGTGATAGCTTTAACTTTTCTATCTTTGATGTCTTCTGTTAATTCACCAACTGATGCAAAATCATATTTTTTACGAATAGACATGGAGCGTTTACCTGTTCCCTCTTAGATTAAATATAACCAGGCAAAGTTTCTCTGCAGTTATACAAGAAAATCATTTAAGTTTTCCCCATAATTTACCTGAAATGGGGTTTGGTGCTGCATGATGGATAGCAATTATAGGTATGATTGTGGCGCCAGCAGCGACCGGTCGAATTGGAGGTATACCTATAGTTTCACATACTACTCCAGGAGCTGCAATTGATTGCACTTGTGTGATATCAACCCACGCATTCATAAAATAATCATGGATTGCAGTTCCTAAAGCCTCACCTAATGCCTCTACAATAGGATCGGCAGCGGCGGAGCTTTGGTCCCCAGCGCCATTAGAGGTGCTGTGGGCTGTGTCTTTCGCTATTTTAAGCGCAGCTTTTATAGCTTCCTTCAAAGGACCTTCAGCTACTTTAAGACTGGCACCGGATGGACCTGCAGGATCTGGTGTTGTAAATGCACTTATGACTGAGTCTGCAGCTGATCCTGCTGCATTAGCCACATCCATTACGAGACTGCCCTCGTCGCTTTCATCCGACATTTTTTCCTCCTATAGTTTTTCTATTGCATATCACTGCAATTTTCCGAAGCCGGCATGAACAGTAATAATTGGCATCACTGTAGAACCTATATGAACTACAGGTGAGCCGGCTGTTAAAACCATCACTCCGGGGGCTTGAGTTGAAACAACAGGACCGATATTAACATCAGCTTTCATCGCATATTTGTGTATTGCGGCCCCTATAGCATTTCCTAATGTTTCTATAATAGGATCAGCCGCTTCGGCACTTTGGTCACCAGCCCCATTAGAGGTGCTGTGAGCTGTGTCTTTCGCTGCTTTGTATGCTGCTTTAATGTCTGCTTTAAGATCGATAACAGCTAATGCTAGTGGCATATTTTTCTCCTATTCTCCGAATATTCTAGATGACTTTATACTTGGTATTTGTCCAATTCGGTCAGTCAAGTCTGCGTTAAGACGGGTAGCCGCATTATTTATTTGAAGCGCTGGTGCGCCGTACCCTGGTGTGCTATGAGTCAACACCTTAGTACAAAACTTCTGGATGTCTTCCATTATATTTGTTAAAAGTGTTTGTAGATCTGAGTATCTTACATAGGGCTCGGACGATGACTCCCCGGGGCCATGGCCTTGGCCGGCTTGGCCTATATAAATTTTTGATCCTGTTAGCTGTACAATCCCGTCAGGCAAAAGATATATTGATGCCTGATCTTCATTAACTGTACCTTCTTTTATAATTCTAATACTACCGTTTACTTCGTCTCTTTCATCATCTTTTCTTGCAACGATCCTTATTTCATCTGATTTCATTATAATAAAAGGACTCTCTTCAATATCCGCTAAGCCTTCACCTTCAAATTCTGGATTAATAGAGGCATGCTCAATATTGAAATTATAGTCACCATTAGTCCTCATTGAGACATAAATTCTACTACAGTCTGAGAGGAAGTCTGGGTCTCCTTCCATCGGCCTATCCATTCTATTTAACAAAACATTCTTTCTTTTAGAATCTTCTGCATAAGCAGCAGGATTTTTATCTACCTCTAGCTTTTCTCTAGTATTAACAATAACGCGAGGTTGTGTGTCCTTTAGATCTCCATCCGGATCGGCCTTGGATGCTTCGTAAAATCGGCCGCGGCCGGAGACAATGTCAATTGTACCACAATATTCTGGTATGGGGTCAGTAGCTGCGCCGCTAGAGTCTATAGCAGAATACGCATTACTATATTCAGATCCGTCTGGGCGTTTGTCGGCATTCCAACCCCTGTCTTGACCTAAACAAATAAGTGTATTGTTTGACCCTTGCAAGACAAAGTCGCCTGGGCGCTTGGTAAACCTGGGGACGGGCTCCATTGTAAATGACTGCATAGCAAGGGAGCCTGTATATATCTGATCATATACAGACGGCGGTGCTTCTTCAGGATTCGCTGGTGGGTTTGCCTCAGCCTCATCATTGACAATACCCTCCTCTTCATCTGGTGACGCATCGGGAGGCTTAGCAATAAAAGCTGGAGGTCCTGGATTTTCTTCTGCCTCTTTTTTGCCGGTGAATGGCGCAGTTTCTTCGCCGGTTTCTCCGTCGCCTTCGGCAGAGCTTAATTGGTGTGATCTTATTTTGTCAATATAGAGGTCGTGTCGTCGCTCAGGATGTGTGTAGTTGATATCATCAGCATGATCCGGCTCATGAACTCTACAAAGCCAATATTGGTGAGGGGATGGTCCACCGGGGGCTTCATTAAACACCCAGACCTGCTCACCTGGCTTGACAGGCATAGACATATGAGGAGGAAAAAACGGATAGCAAAGTGTATTAGATGCGGATGCAGCTGCCCCGGGACCTGCGACTGTTCTCACAATAATACTGTTTCTTGGGGCCTTCTTTAAGGATGCTAAACCAGGACCACCAAGCTGCCTTGCCAGCCTATTAATTTCGGCCGGCATTCTCCACTCTACAGAATTTAAAACTTCGTGGACTACCGCTCTAGATAAAGGGCCGGCTGCGGGACCTGCTGCTGCGGCTGCTGACGCTGCTGCTCCTACATCTCCGCCGGCGCCGGAGGCTGCATCTCTTGATGGATCTGCCATGACTACTCTCCACTGATGGACGCGAAGACATCGTCTGGATTGATCTTTGCTTCTTTTTCCTCTGCTTTACTTATAAGCTCAGCCAACCTTAAGATTTGCTCATTTGACTTACACATTCTCTCAAGATATTTTGTTAAAGTAGGGCCCAATGTTGCATGCTCACCGGTGCCGCCAGACATTCTTGACCACGCATCTGTAAAAAGCATTCCTGCATTTTCCCTATCAGTTAACGCATTTTGATAAATTTCTTTCCAAAGAACTTTTTTCTTTTCTTCGGTAGAATTAAGCTGATCGAGGATATCAGAAAAAGAATCAACCTTACCTTTCAAGGCTGTCGCTTTATCCATCTCTGTTTCTAATTTGTTAGACATAATTTAATCCTACACATTTAGAAGAAAAGATTAAACTTCTCTTCACCTTTTGTAAGACGTCTGTAATGTTTTCTAATTGAAGACATTGCAACAGAAAGCTGTTTTGGTGAAAGTCCCGATATGTCTCTTACATAAATTAAGATTGCGCGCTTGTTTAGAAAGTCTAGTTCATCGACATTTTTAAAGACCGTCTGTATTGCGCTTATGCATGTTTTTTCTGTTTCGCTTGACACACATTTTTCAATTTCTTTTAATAGAATTTGAATTTCGTTTCGTAAATTTCTAGAAATTAATATTTCATCTGGAGCAGGCATGACATCATACGACTCAAAAAGCCTTGCTTGGTCGGGGGTCAACCCCTTAGGTGAGTCTATGGAAACATGCCTCTTAACTCTTTTTTGCTGCTGTCTAGATCTAATAATTAGCCAATTTTTTGCAACAACATTATAGTAGGAAAAAGCCTTTGTCCCTTTTTCAGGAGACCATTTATATAGTGACTCATAGAGAAATGACACACAATCAGACTTAAGTTCTGTAAATGTGTCGTATGATGTCTTAAATCCATACACAAATATTAGATTCTCAACCAGCTTGTCAAATGCTGGGTAGATATCTTTTAGATAAAGACCTTGCTTTTCTTCATCTGTTTCTGCATTTTGATACTTTACTATTGCCTCTTGCGTGTCGGCTGTAAAGTACATATTTCTTTTTTGACCGGGCTTGCGTCTTATCTTTCTAACTTTTCTAGGCATCCGTCTGTTCCTCTGAGGAATTTTGCTCTTTCCTCTCATCAATCGACGCAAAACTTTGAGCAATTTTTAGAACAGAATTTCTACATAACTTAATATCATGCACTACTTGTCTAATTTGAGGGCTATCGTAAAAAAGAGGTATCTCTAGTATCTCACTTATTGATCTATATCTTTCGTCAAGCACGTCTAAGGACTCCTCGATTGCGTCTTCAATTTTTAATATAACTAAACCAAAACGAACAACAAAATACAACGAAACGCAAAGACTAAGCGACAAAACAATAATTATGACACTAGACAAATCCATTATTACATTAACTCACCTAAATGTAAATCATACAACTCTTTAATTGACTCCCATGAATATTCATTTTTTAGTGTGGATGATAAATCACTTGCCCATCTTTGAGGCATGTGCGGCTTTTCATAAAACTTTCTAAACTTTCGTTTAGCGTCTTTTTCTTTTACATTTGCCCATCTAGAACCCTTAATAAAAACAGATCCGTCGACTCGGCTAGGGTGGATTTCTTCTAGATTATAGTCTACAACAATATATCTTCCGCGGCCCATAAAGTCTGTGTGACCTGACCACCCTGTGGCTATGACTGGTACATTACTTGCAGCAGCTTCTAGAATCGGCAACCCAAAACCTTCACCTCTAGTTAGTGTCACCAGAGCCTTTACAGAATCATTTCTATAAAGGCTTACCATATCATCATTTGTCATCTTTCCATGCAACAGATGTACTCTGGGGTACTTTCCAGGCCTAACCGTTTTTAACAGGTCGTTCAAAAACTTTTGAGTCACCATTTTATCAATTTTTGTAGCCTTGCCTGAATTTGTCTTAAGAATGATTCCTACATCTGGATCATCCTTGAATTCTTCGCATAGCCACTTAACAGTATAGAAGAGATTTTTTCTATCATTTTCAGGATTATTGCCTGTCAGCTGTCCGAAAACTAAAAAATTAAACTTAGTGGAAAATTCATGGTCAAGGGCAGGAATGCTTTCATCTAAAACCTCGTCATAAAAAGACTCAGGTATTACAATTATAGGCACCTTAATATTTCCGGTGTTTTCTAATGTCTTCTTAGTAAAAGTTGTAGGTACAACAATTGCTGACATTCTATTACATGCGTCTACCCATTGAGGGTTACATCGATCTGTTTCTACACACGCTGTGACGCCAATGTTAATGTTAGCTAAATTTGGGTCCCACTCATTTGGAAGCTGTACCTGAATTGACATATCAAATCTTGGGTGCCCTGCGCGCATGTCTACAGTCTTGTTCATAATCTTTCCAACTAGACCGTCTTCGCCGTCGCTATTAATAAACCACGGTGTTATTCCCCAGGGGGTGGCCTGAATCTTAACGTCCCATCCGTCCTTTTGCAAAGCCCATCTTGCAATCTGCCTTGAATGAACCCCGTAACCAGAGAGTGTTAAAAATGGACCTCTTAGTAAAACATTTTTCATTTTAAAATTCCTTTATTGACCATGGTTTGTATCTTTTTTCCCAGTTTTCAATTAGCTCTAAAAGAGACTCATCCCATTGATCAACTGTGTCTTTTAATGCAAACTCAGACTGGACATAGCTCCTGGCTTTATTCCCCAAGGCTTCTCTTTCTTCTTTTGGCATTTCATACAGCTTCATTAGAGCGTCAGCAGTTTGTTGTGCTGAGCAATAGTCTTCATAGATATAAGGTACCTGTTGCGATCCTACTAGTGTTTGATGAGTCACATCTAATGCCACACCATTTTCTGAATCGTCTCTATGGTCAACAACCTGCCTTGTAAGACCACCTGTCTTAAGCGCAATAATTGGCTTTCCGCATTGCATTGCTTCTAATGTTGCTAATCCGAAACCCTCTGCGTAAGAAATATTGATACAAACATCAGAAATATTATGAAGAATGTTCATCTTTTCAAAGTCTATTCTTTCTGGAGAAAAGACAACAGAGTCAGAAATTCCTAGCATCTCTGAGGTGGCATATAGATTAGGTCCTTCAGAGTCGTCTGGTTGGGTATGCATTAAAAGTGTTATATCTTTTTTGCCATACTTTTCTTCGACCATTTTTGCAAATAAGCTCCAGCCCCAAAGTAGATCATTTGGGCGTTTTCTTTTAGCATTTCTATTTACCCAGAAAGTTACAAAGTGATCTTTTCTATCTTCACCTAAAAGTTGAAGCCTTGCATTCTTGACTAAGCTTTTATCTTCTATTGGGTGATATATTTCTTCCGGGAGGGCATGAGGAATAAAATTGGTTCTTCCGGGGGCTAGATCTTTTACATAGCTATACGTCATATGGGAGTGACAATTAATGAGGTCAGTTGAATCGTAAAGAACTCTATTGAACTCAGGTACCGGTAGATTATCCCACACATGCCAATAAGCAATTGGACATATTTGGTGAATTTCGTCTTCCATTTCCCAAAGCCATATGAAGAATCTTGGGTCTGTAAAGATAAATAGTATGTCAGGTTTTTCTGTTGCTAGCGTCTGGCGAAGCATGTCTGGACTTCCAAAACCGTCAACTGGCTTAATGACAAAATCTTCACTAACTTGAACTACATCATAATTTTCATGCTTAATTGCAGCTCCGAACTGTCTAACAGACCAATGACCCTTTGCAATCAGGCCGTCTATTAAAAACCTACTTTGAACCGCGACTCCGGAAGTGCTCAAAGCATGGTCGGACAACATTAGAATTTTGTACTTCTTTTTTTTACTCATATCTCTCTCTTATAAAAATAATCATATCAATATTATGAAAACCGTAAATGAATCATGTACAGTGCTCTGTGTCCTTATAGGGGCAGTATGTACAGGAATTTCTATTCTTTAGGTTGAATTGTTTCTTTACCATTTTGATCATGCTTCGCATAATTTTTAATGCTCTTTCCATTGACTTCGGGCCGGCTGAAACAGTAACCAACTCACACATATTTCCTGGCTTTCCACCTCTTTTCAAAAGAATAAAGCCACAATTAATATCTTTTAGCGGAATATTGTGCTTTCTAGACCAGAAGTGCTTATAAAGAATTAGCTGAGCTGTCATTAAAATATCTTGTTTCTTGCTTCTTCGCCACCCATAAGACTGTGATGTTTTCCAGTCTAAGATCCAATATTTTGTTCCAGTGCCTCTAGTTTTAGGTACTTTAATGACAGCATCGATAAATCCTTTAAACTTTACGTCAGAATTTTCGATCTCTTCGTATAGCTCTTCCTCAGCCTTTACTGTCTCCCAACCGGGAAATGTTTCGTCTAAAAAGGTTGGAACATCATCCCACATATTTGATGCCCACTCACACCACTCTTCAACAGGTGCGTGTTTGTACCAACCAGGCATTTTTTCATACCACTCAGGCTCACCAAAGCCATGCTTGTCCCACGCATCTGTAACGTCTTTTAAGATTTTTTCTCGATCAACAGTTCTTGTTTCTAGAAGTGATTCACACCCTTCGTGAACAGCTGTCCCAAAATCTAAAAAAGGTGAAGGTTCAAATACGTCAATTTTATCAACATGCATAAGCTTGTGCCTATAAGAGCACTCTTTCCAGCACTTGATTTCAGAAAATGATACGTGTGATTTGCCAGTAGGCATTGTTGGTTTTGTATTAATCATAAAGATATTATACCCGGTCCGTAAAGAATATTCAATTCTACAGGCTCATTATTGTGTTTTTAAAAAATCAGCCACATATTGTCTCAAAGACGACTCAGGTTTCCAGCCAGTAGAATCTTTTGTCTGTTTGATATCAGCTAGAGTTTCTTTGGCTTCACCGGGGCGAGAAGGTATGTATTCTATGTTTTCAGGGCTGAACATGTTTGCCAGCTCATTAATAGAGTAGTTTTTTCCAGTCCCTAGATTAAAAACATTACCAGCATAATTCCCCTCAGATAACGCGCAGAGTCCAGAAACGATATCAGATACATGAGTAAAGTCTCTTCTCTGCTCTCCAGTTCCCGTAATTGTTATTGATTCTCCACGAATTGTCTGGCCTTCAAATACACCTACAACAGTTGCGTATGGTCCAGAAATTGGTTGTCGAGGGCCGTAGACATTAAAAAATCTTGCAATTACTGTGCTTACATCGTATACCTTGCTGTACATTTCGCATAGCTGTTCACCTGTATATTTTGCAAATGCATACGGATTTAACATAGGGCCGCCATACGCGGACGACGATCCTGCATAAACTAATTTTGCGCCGGCGCGACGGGTGTACTCTAGTACTTCTGAAGTGCCCATGGCGTCGATGGAAAAATATTTTGTCGGGTCTTTGAAACTCGGCTGTATTCTTGCCAGAGCTGCCAAATGAAAAACAGTATCAAAACTTGAACCTTCTACGTACTTTGCTGAATTGATGTTTCTTATGTCGTCAATCCAGTACGTGACTCCGTCGATCATATTGTCTCTAGAGCTGCTCTCAGAAATTAAGTTATCAATTACTGTAACATCATTGCCATTTTTAAAAAGCAGCTCTACTAAATGTGAACCTACAAATCCAAGGCCACCTGTTACTAAAATATTCACTTTAATCCTCGCTAACTGCCCGGCCTTTCATAGCCTCCCAGTCTCTATTTTTTCTTACCATATCATTTTTTTCTTGAACAGACTTTAATATTGTTGAGTCTACACTAGAGTTTTCAGCAATATAAACCATAGCGCTCAAGTCTTTTGGAAAGCAGTGGCCGCCAAAACCAAGATCTCCGTCTGGACCGGGAACAGCAAAATGACTTCGACCTAGTCTAGTATCATGCAAAGCATACTCAGTTACCTTGTCGTAATCAATTGAATTTGCCTGGCATATTTGATATATTTCGTTTGAAAACGATACCTTTGTTGCTAAAAAACAATTAGTAAAATACTTTACCATTTCTGCTGTTCCGGAGCCGGTCTTAACAATTGGTATTTCAGGAAAAGCCTTTTTAAACATTGTCTTGACAATTGTCGTCGCAGGCCGGGTTCCCCCTAGAATAATTCTAGTTTGATTTTTAAAATCCTCATAAGAATTTGCCTCTGTTAAAAACTCAGGACTAAAAATTACATCAATATTGTTGAATTTATTATCTAGTAACTTTGTAGTTCCTGGTGGGACTGTTGATTTTATTACAACAATTCTTCTTTTTTCATTTGAAAAACTATTTAAACATATCTTGTCAATATTATGAAGAGAATTCTCAACAATTCTAATGTCACACTCACCTGATTTTTTCATTGGTGTCGGCAAACATTGAAATATAATCTCAGAAGTCTCAATTAGACTATATAAAGAGTCACAATTACTTTTGCTTTTATCTAGATCGTATGTCTTTATATCATAAAATGTTTTAAGGCCTTCGTAGATAGCAGACCCTACAAAACCCTGTCCTACAATTCCAATTTTCATTTACTTTTTCTCTCCGCTTCTAGTTAATATAATGTTGTATTCTGGAAAGAAAAGGTGATCTATTTGTGTTCCAAGAAAACACCTAATTGCATGCTCTGCATTTTCACAAATAGGCTCTCTATCATTAAAACTTGTATTTAGAATAATTGGGACACCTGAAGCTTTCTTCCATCTGGTTAAAAAGTCATAATACCACTCGTTGTCTTTCTTGCTAACAGTTTGCAGCCTTGCAGTACCATCTTTGTGAACTACAGCGGGTACTAGATCTTTTTTATCTTCTTTAAATTTAAGAACATATTGCATGTACGGACTTTCTTGGGTTCTTTCAAACCATTCTGGTACATCTTCTAGCAATATTGATGGGGCAAAAGGCCTGAACCAGACTCGATGTTTTACCTTTTCATTGATTGTATCTTTCATCTCAGCTCTTCGTGGGTCTACAAGAATAGATCTATTTCCCAAAGCACGACGTCCAGATTCTGAAGATCCGTTAAATACAGATACTATTTTTCCGTCTAAAAGTTTAGTAATTAAGTCATCAACAGAAGACTCTTCAACAGATAGTTCAGAACTAAATGCCTCTATTGTTCTATCAATATGTTCCTTAGGCCACACTTCACCCAAATAAGGCGTAAAATTATCTTCCCACTTAACTCTAGGGTTGCCGAGTGTTTCGTGCCATAAAATTTGTGCGGCGCCAATTGCTAAACCTCCGTCATAAGGGACAGGAGGAATATATACACCTTCTAGTCTATCATCAAACTTGTCTAGTACTTTACCCATACAGACAGAATTTAAAGTTACACCGCCTGATAGACATAAATGTTTGTAGTCGGGAAGCTGGTCTAGACACTGCTGCACAATACTGAATATTACTTCTTCAGTGGCTTTTTGTAGCCCTGCAGCTAGATCAAATTTGTCTTGTTCAGACTTATCTGCAATTACAGACCAGGGATTTAGATACGGATGTGTTGGATCTTTTCCTTCAACATATGCACCCTTAGGTTGTGTGGGTGGCTTAAACCCAGCCTGAATGATGTCTTTTGTTAGCATTTTGAGAAAGTCTTCGTAATACTTCATTGGGTCGCCAAAAGCAGCCATGGCCATTATTGTACCTTCTTGTCCTCCAAGAGGCCAGCCATTTTGAAGCTTGAATACATACCTTGTGATTCTAGTCCAAACACCACCGATATTCAACTGTGAGGGGTGAAATGACTGGAGTCGCTCCATTGTGTTATCATTGCCAACCCATACCGTAGCGGCTGTTTCAATGCCTTCATCTGACTCAACACCACCGCCATCCAGTGTTATAACAATTGATTTGTCAAAATTACTAGAATAAAATGCATTTGCTGCATGCGCATGATGATGAGAATAATATGTAATTTCGCTGCCGGCCTGAGCTTCTAGCTTTCCATAAGACTCATATTCTTTAAGCTTTCTAGCTGGGTAAACAGAAGCAAAGTGCGTAATTTCTTTGGCACCTTCGTATCTATCATACATAAATTCAGCAGCATCACCTGGTGGTGACTTTTCTCTGTTGTATCTTTCATACTCAGCATGTACCAGCGGCTTTCCGTCCTCTAGTACACAAAAAGAGCAGTCGTGGCCGGCCCATAGTCCTGCGATTTTCATTTATTTTTTCCTCTCATTACTAACAATTATATCAGCTATGATCCTGTTGTTATTCATCAATTTAGTCGCCCTTTTCAATCCTATAGCTGTCTGAATCGAAATGTTGTGTTGAAAATTCAAACAATTCTGTGTCTTCCAAGGCTATCATTCTGTGCCTCAAACCTCTATAGACATGAAAGTTGTCGCCCGGGCCTAAAATTATTTCACTAGCATTGCTAATATCATCTACCTTAGAGTATTTTACTAATAGCCTACCAGATTGTACATAAAAAACTTCATCCTTTAGTTTGTGGTAGTGCCAAGAGCACATTTTTCCTTTAACAAAATACAAAAGCTTTCCGCAGTATTCTTCACAATTAACAATCCACTTTTCGAAGCCCCAACCCTTTGGAACAAACTTAATCGGCAAAGAAGTCTTCATCTTTTACTCCTTTGTCATCAATATAGACATCAGCTGCTGGCTTTCCTAAAATTAAGTCGTGATACTTTACACCCCAACTATCCAGCTGATTTCTAGTAAACTCATAAAATTGCTTATAAGACTTGTGAATATTTCCATCATGACGACCCATTCCTCGGGCGGTAAAGTAAACTAGCTCATTACCTTGATCGTATAGATTGTTGAGCTTATCGATTCTTTCCACAATAGGCTCTGCGGATTCGTAGTTGGTCCCAGATTGACTACAGATTGTTCCATCTATATCTACCATGTATTTCATTCAAGATCTCCCAGGGTTACGTTATAAACCCCTGTTTTTTGTACTGTTACTCTTGCACACTTATTTGCAAATCTAATTGCATCTCTAATATTTTTAAATTGACAATAGTGAACTGCCAAAGCAGATAAAAATGTGTCACCAGCGCCGCAAACATCAATTACTTCGCACGGATTTGTTGTTAAAATTTCCCCTCCATATTTTGCCCCTCTAGAGCCGATAGTCACAATTAACTTAGAGGAGTCTGGCAAGTTTTTTATTTCTTTGCTTTCAGACTCATTTATCTTTATAATGCAATTCTTGAAAGGAGAGAGGTCTTTTTTCTTTGTGTCAACAAAAACGGGCTGCGGTAGCTTTGGCACAATTCTTTCTAGAAACTCCTGTGTGAGAAAGCCCTTGTTGTAGTCTGATATCACTGTTGCATCATAGTCATTGACAAGATGTAAGTCAAGATACGCACGTATCATTGGTTGACAGCTATCAAACTCATCGACTCGTAATATTTGCTGCTTTGTTTTTTTGTCAATAAATCTGGTCTTAGTCATAGTATTCGACGTTGTAACAAGATCAGTTTCTTGCCCTAGGGATATAATATTAGTTGAAACATTTGATGCCATGCCCTCTTTAACAAGGGTGCCAGTCTCTTCAATGTTTAAAATTGGAACAGGCGCTTCTGGGCTTATTCTTTCGCATGCACCAAAGACATATCTGTCTAGACATGTCTCACCTATTACTAATATTTTGGAATGTTTTTGTTGTGGATAGTCCATCTATTAACTCAAATATTTTTACTTCTGCAAGATTATTTCCGACGACGTCAGCTACTCTATAGTCTCCGCCCTTTACAATAATATCAGGCTTTATTGACTTGATCAAATTGATCGGTGTTTCCTCTTTGAA